TTCTATCGTAGACACCCTTGAGGCGATGAACAGTCGCACCCTTCATGATGCTGATGGAGTAATCGCGTGAAAGAAACAATGGTTTCCTATGCTGTCGCAATCAACTGTATGACTTTGATCAAAGAGGGAGCAGTCAACGATGCTTTTGATGCACTGGGACTTATTCCGGAGGATTTTGACCTGGTCTGTAGCAATATTCCTTATGTGGGCGCTGATCGCAATCGTGTCACTAACCTTCTACGAAGTCTCATTTGGGGAACCCTCGACGTTATTGGACTTCCTCGTATCGAGGTTCCCTCCGAATTTATCGCTTCGGTGATTTCGGTATTCGTTCATCCTGGCAACCTGGCGGTTGCCTGTCGGTGGATGGAAGCCGGTTCGGCTGCTGAAGAAATTGTGGCCGGGGGCTCTCTTGAGCCTATTACGGCTACTCAGTTATTCGCTCTGTGCTGTCAGTTGGTTCCTTCTGCTCCTGTGGCTACGGCCAGGTGGGAGCAACGTACTGGGCGCGCCGTCCGGCGTGTCCTCGAAGCTGTCCCCAATAGCGAGGTTGAAAATGCCTAGTCACGGACGATCGTATTCGAAGAAGCACGTTAACAAAAAACGCGGCAAGAAACGGTCCTCGAAAACTTTGCGCGGTGTTACGAAGCGGAAGGGTTTGTACTTTCAAGGTGGAGGCAAATTCTGATTGCTCGCGCTTCGCGAGCGTAAAGAGCGCCCAACACGTGGGCTCTATGATTCGCTGTTCTGAAAGGGCCAAAAATGCCGAAAAGATACACTTGTGACCTTTCGCACTATGCGTTTGATACCGGTGAAATCGGTCATCTTCAAACGCTGATGGTTCTGCCAGTCGTTGCTGGTGATTCCATCTCTCTAGATCTCGAAGGGATCTTTCGATTGTCGCCATTGCGGCGCAATCTTATCGTGGACTGTCATTTTGACATGTTCGCGTTCTTTGTTCCCCACCGTCACGTTTATGGTGAGGAGTGGATCAAATTCATCAAGGAGGGTAAAAATGGTGCAACCATCTTCCCTTCAATTACTTGGGCTGAAAATACAAACTTCACTGGTGTCCGTTATGGGCAAACTGAAGAAGCCCCTCTCTGGCCGCTGGCTGGTTACAACCAGATCTGGAACCGGTACTTTCGTTCTCCTAACGACGAAGTTCGGCGTCGTGCTGATGACTATCAACCGCTCCTCGGATCCGAAAGTCTTTCGGGATACATTTGTGGCTTTCTACCCACGCCTTGGAGCACCGGTGTGCCTGTCGGCGTTGACGAATCGGAACGTGAAGTTCCTGTTGTTGCTGATACCTTCGACCTGGTTGATCTCAATCGGATCCAGGCTGAATATTCTACGGAAGTGGATCGCGAGTATTTCGGCGAGCGTTACAACGATCTGCTCAATACGGTCTTTGGTGCAACGGTGAACACTGATGCTGATGAAAGGCCCACGCTTCTACATCATTCTGAGTTCTGGCTTAGCGGTTACGACGTTGACGGAACTGGTGATGCTACTTTGGGGACATACGCTGGAAAATCTGCTGGCGTTGGTACCCTGCGCATGAAGCGCAAGTTCTTTACGGAACATGGTGCGCTTCGAATTATGTGCCTACCTCGGTTCCCTACTATCAATGTGCATGAGCGGCACAAGCTGCTGTCTACTCCGAATCCTGACTATCTCGAGATTGCTGGTGACCCGGCTTTGGTTTCTGCAGAACCTCCGGCGGACATTGTACAATCGGATTACTTCCTGTCTGCTGGTCCTGGGACCCAGGTCCTTGGTGTTGCTCCATACGGTCAGTGGTACCGTTGGCATCCCCCGCGTATTCATACGCGTTATGACGTCCTCGATGGCTTCACGTTCATCGATACTGAGCCGACGTCTTTCGATACCGCGAATTATATGACGAACAATGAATACGATGAGGTCTTCCAGACCAATCAACTCGGTCATTGGCAAAGTCATGCGCGGATCAATGTCAACTGCAAGCGCGTCGTGCCTGGTGCACGCTCGTCGCTGTATGCGGGAGTGTAGATATGTACCGTCCAAATAGGATCGGGCCTAACCCTCTCATTACCTTGGAAACGGTTCCTGCTGGTCGTACGGAGCTTTTCACTGCTGTCTATGGTTCGACTATCGATGCGGAAATCATCGGTGGTGTTCCTTTCGACAACGTGTCAGCGAGGTCGGTGTTCTTCTCGGAGGATATATCTATCCCTGCGGGTGAGCAGGGCTCTATTGGGGTCTCCATTCTTGGGACCCCTTTGAATGTCAATGATATTGATCGGCAGTATATTTTGTCTGCTGCCGGTTCTGTCCTCGGCTTTAGTTCTGATGAGGCTGTGGGAGTTATTCCTGTTGTCGGTCGTGTTTCCGAGAACGGAGTGGCCCTTACTTCTCTGAACTTCTGGTCTCTTCCGCCATCTAACAATAGTGAGCATGTGCGAACGAGTGGCGGTGAAGTGTCTTCCATTGGAAGTAGCTTCAATTCTTCTATGGTCATGGGGGATTTCTTTCCCCAGGGCGGCGACCCTGAAACAAATGACTTATACGCCGGTTGGTGGTTTACGAACGGCGGTGCTTCTCCTGTCACTATTGCCAATGTGCATCTTTCTGTGTCTATCCATCGGTATACTACGGATCTGAATCCGTTTGATCCTAACCGGTAAGCCCCATGGGATTTAATTGGGGCGGCGGTATCGCTGGCGCCATCTCTGGCGCTGCATCCGGCTTTATGATGGGGGGACCCTATGGGGCTGCTGCTGGAGGCATCTTAGGAGGTGTCTCCGGTGGCCTTGGCCCTACATCTCAAGGAGGTATCACTGGTGGGCGAAAAGGCGGCGAACAAGCCGCGGAATATTATGATGCTGCGTTCCCTGGAACTAATCCATGGGAGCGTTTGGGTGCTGGTAACCCTATTGGACAAATGGCTTCAGCACAGCTGGCGTCTAAGACGCAAACTCAAAACGTCGCGAAGCAAGTTGGTCAGCAAGCTATGTCTGTTACGAAGCAAACTGGTGCGCAAGTGAAAATTGCTAAAATCCAAGCTGGTGCTTTTCGTTATCAAACTAAGGTGCATGGCCGTATAGCGGCCATGGGTCACTCTGAAAATCGTCCTCCTGGGACGTATGCTCCTATGGCGACTTCTCTAACCGATGAGCCAACGGCTCCTCACGGTATCTCTACGCCAGGCGGTGGTCGCATGGATGTGCTTTCTCGTCAGGCTGGAGCAGCTGCTGCGACTTCTCAAGCTGCGACCTCTAAAAGTGGTCTGCTTATAAAAGGCTATGAGGCCGAAACAAAACGCGGCCAGGCGTTCCGTTCTCCTGAAGAAGGCGCTCTGGCTGTCTTAGGTACTCACGTATATGAATTTGGTATGCGTGATCAGAAAAAGTGGCAAGTGCATGCGAAGAAACATTTCGATAAATATCTGGCGGCTGGTGTTGCCGCTCATGTGATCAATAAAGGTGCTGATGCCGTTGGTAAGGTCCTGGGCGTGCGCCAGCGCGCCGTCCCGGCTCGTGGTAGCGGTGGTAACCGGTTCCCTACGAAAACCTCTGTGCGAGGCTCTCCGCGGGCCTCAAGTAAGGTCAGGATTAAGCCTTATCGTGTGAAGCAGCGATGATCACTTCAACGGAACTTACAACTGTTGATCCCTACTTCTATCTTCGTTCAGGTATCGATGGTCGTATCGCTTCTATTCAAAAAGAGTGGGATTTCTGTTCCCGCACAACTAACCGTAACAATGCGCGTCGAGATTTCGCGTTAAGAGCGCATGCGGATATTGCGGTGCTGCATCAGATGGGAGTCCGACTTGATATACCCTCCTCTATTCCTCACATACTCCGTGACCATGGAGAACATCTTGCGTGCGCAGCTGGAGCTCTAGCGACTGTCGATGCGAAGCGAGACGCCACGCAGGTTGATGTCACGTTGGAGGTGAGAAAACAGTTTCGTGCTCTTGGTACAGCTACCGAGCATAAACAACGTATCTTCGGCCTGGAGGGCCGTGAGCGTATCCCCTCGACTGATCTTTGGATGATCAAGACGATGGAAAAACTTAAATCTAAAGGTGCTGCAGGGCGTATCGCCGAGCACCGTTGGAGAATGATAGAAGAGATCGAACAGCGGGCTGCCGCTGGTTGGTATATCGTATTCAATACCCTTACTGTCGCTGATTGGGCTTACAACGACGTCTTTGCAAAGGGTTCTAATGCTTGGAGGTTCTATGTTCAAGAGGTCGACCGTGCGATTGGTACCGCGTTATATGGGACCACAAGAGCGGCGCATGAGGCGAAAAAAGAGAATCCGTTCCATAGCTATTTCGGTGTTGTGGAGCGTGGTGGCATGCATGGCCGGTTACATATCCATGTCATTCATTGTATGAGAGAAATACCAGGTGCTTGGAAACTGGATCCTAATCAACGGAAGGGCCCGCCTATAAATCGTCAAATCTATAAGATGAAGAAAATGTGGAAATTTGGTCATTCCAAACCTTATGCCTGCCGGTTCTCCGATAATGATTCCTTTGGGAAGCTCGGATGGTGCTGGCCGGCGGACAAGCTGACGAAAAAACCTATCGTCGGAAAACCCCCTATCGCTATTGCTCGGTATATGAGCAAGTACCTGGTGAAATCGTACTCACACTCTCGAGGAGGAGACACGTGGAGGACACGAATAAGCAACGGCTTCGGCCTAACGAGAATGCGGGCAACCTTGGAGACTATCGACAGGGAGACGCTGTGGAAGTTCCTGAACGAGAATCCGACGCGGATTTCCGTAAACGGATTGAGCTTGCCATTTCCGAGGCTGAGGCTCGAAAGCTTGCGGAGCCTGTTGAAAGTGAACAGGAACGGGATACCAGAGAACGTCGCGAGCTTATCGAAACTGCGGACGATACGGAAATCATTGACGGCGGTATCTCCACAGCCGCCTATCGGCGAGCGGTTGCAGTCTTTGACCCGGAAGATGACCGCTTACAGCTGGCCGAACACTATCACTTTAGATCCGCAACTTATGAGCGGAACGGGCGGTTCTGATGTCGGAGAAATATTTAGACAGGCTTTTGAACGACCGATCACGCGCTTTGCGTCCCGAGGCGGTACTCCAAGGAATTAACACTGGTGATATGTGTCAAGGCGTTAAGGAACTGGAAAGCCTATGTATGGTGCTTACAGGGCATCTGGTGGAAATGCAGATGGATGGTCGTGACCTACGCTCTACGGTCGGTACTATGCTTCTTCGCGCCCGTTCTATCGTAGACACCCTTGAGGCGATGAACAGTCGCACCCTTCATGATGCTGATGGAGTAATCGCGTGAAAGAAACAATGGTTTCCTATGCTGTCGCAATCAACTGTATGACTTTGATCAAAGAGGGAGCAGTCAACGATGCT